GGATCTGGAACTCACCGAACGAGGTGATGGTCTCGCCCGCGACGACCCGGTCCTTGAAGGCCCAGCCCGTCTGGTTGATGTCCCAGCGGTACAGGTCGCGGAAGTCGAACGGGTTGATCAAGATCCTGGCGCTCTGAAGCTCGTGCATGTCGGTCATGGCGACCGCGCTGTACAGCGAGCCGGGCGTCAGGTACCCGCTGGCCTCGGTGATGTTGTGGTTCGGCGTGACCGTGTGGTCCGGACGCGTGGCGTAGTCCGTCAGCGCGGCCTGGAGCAGGACGAGCAGGCGGGTGTCCTCCTGCTTGAGGATCGCCTGCTTGGTCTCGTCCTGGGCCTGCTCCACCGCGTTGATGCGCAGGTAGAACAGGTCCTCCTTGCGGATGGCCGGGCGCGAGGCGATGCGGAAGAACCGCACCGGGACGCGCTTGCCCTCGAACGGAGTCACACGGACTTCGCCCTCGGTGCCGGACATGATGTACGCCTGGCCCAGGTCGTCCCAGACGTCGTACTCGACCGGGGTACCCGGCGTGACCGGGTCCTCGACGAGCACGTTGCGGGTGATGCCCTGGTAGCGCAGCTTGAGCTGGATGGGGCCCACCATGCCGACGCCCAGACGGCGGATGCCGCTGGTCTCGTCGGAGAGGATGAGCGCCATCTTCTGGACCTTGGCCTCGTGGGAGAGCGGAGCACTCTTCTCACGGCGGGCCACGATGGACGAAACGTAGTCGTCCGACTTGCGTGCCACACGGCCCCGGAGGGACGAGGTGGCTGCGAGGGTCTGAGTCGTCATGTCAGATCAGCTCCTAGTACTTCTGACGAAGTCCACCGATGGTGATCTTCGTCGCGGAGTTGACCTTCAGGAGACGGGCGACGGGCTGCACGGTGAGTGCAGTCACGACGGAGCCGTTGGTGGCCAGGGCGAGCTTGCCCCGACCGGTGCCGGTTGCCGCACCGTAGATCAGCACCTCGGTGCCGTCACCCGGGTCGGTCCAGGTCTGCGTGCTGTCGAACGCCGGAGCGAGGATCTCGAACTCCGCGTCCGGAGCGAGCTTCCACACCGCGAAGGTGTTGATTCCCGCGTCCAGAGGCTCGTCGATTCCGTCGCCACCGACGTACAGGGCGCCGAGGCCGTAGGGGATGCTGCTGGTGGCGCCGACCAGGGAGACGTTCTCCCCCAGGGTCTTCATGAAGACGTAGCCGGGCCAGATGTTCACCGACCGGTCCCAGGCGGGGTCCAGGAAGCAGCTCGCGGGCGTGGACTGCGTCCAACCATAGAGCGGTCGAATCGTCCGCTTGATGTACGAAGTCGCCATACGAGTACGAAGCATCTGCTATCCCTCCAATCTCGCTATATCGGACATGTGGGCCGCCTGCTCGATGTCCGACACGAGACGGGCCCTTCTCACCCCTTTCGGGGTCTCGCACCAGGAAAGACAGGATCACAGGTTGATCTATCCGCCTTATGGACTATAGATTTGGATTATGACTTCGAAGAGGCACTACCTGTCCAAGGTGGACGAAGAGGAGAGAACGGCTCAATGCAACGTCTGCGGGCCAGTCCAGGTCCTGAGCAACGGCACCGTGAACGGGAAGCGCTACTGGCGATGTCAGAGCAAGCGGCAGAACGACCTGAGTGAAGAGAAGCGCGAGTATCTCCGGCAGTACGCCCGGGACTACCAGGTCCGCACCGGTGGCGTCTCTCAGCGCAAAGGGTGGCTGAAGAAGGCATACGGGATGACCGTGGAGGAGTACGAGGCACTTCTCGCTCGGCAGGAGGAGAAGTGCGCGATCTGCCGAAAGCCCTGCCACACGGGAGGGAACCTCTCCGTGGACCACGATCACGATACGGGCCGCGTACGGGGGCTCCTGTGCCGGAACTGCAATCGAGGTATCGGACTCCTCCAGGAGTCCCCGGAGATCCTCCAGGCGGCCATCCAGTACCTCGCCTGAACATGCCGAAGCCCCCTCGCCAGCGTCCTGGGAGGGGGCTTCGGGGTCGGCGGGACCTACAGGTAGATGTCCTCGGCGTCCGAGTCGACGGCGCCCACCGCACCGGCGACCGAGGTGATCGGAGCGTCCTGGGTCACCAGGGACGGCATGGTCCGCTGGACACCGGAAGCAGCCGCGCGGGGCACGAGGCCCTGCGGGCGCTGACGGGTCTGGCGACCGGCCGCCTTGGCCACCCGCTCCAGGGTGGACGTCTCGGTGCGGATCGCCTCCAGAGAGAGGTTCCCGTCCCCCTCGATCGAGGCGGCCACGGCCAGGTCGTCACCGTGGGCCAGTCCGGCGGAGACCCGCAGGCGGGCCAGGCGGACGGAAGCCATGGTGCGGCCCTGCTCGTTGCGGCTCGCGGTCTGGCTCATCTCACCCGAGCGCGGGGGCGTGGTGCCCTGCTGCTGGGAAGGACCGAAGGCCGGGTTGAGCGGGTAGGCGGTCTCGGGGTTCATCGGGTCCCCCACGCGCACGTCGGTCTCGATGCGGGTCATCTCGTCCGGCACGTGGGTCTCGGTGCCGGAGACCGGCGCGGAGACGTCCACGAGGTTGTTGTACGGCGCGGTGGGGAGGGTGACACCCGGGTCCATCGGAGTGGCCGTGGTCTCGGCCGCCACACCCTGGTTCGCACCCGGGGTCTGGCCGATCTGGTTCGGGTTGTCGTACGCCTCCGGGGTGGCCGCCTCTTCGGTGGACTCCGTGGCGGGCTGCGAGGCCGGGTTCGGGACCGGCTGGGCCGGGTTGTCGATGTCGGCCTGGCGGCGCATCTTGTCGGCCTCGGCACGGATGGCACCGAGGTGATCGGTGACTCCGGCCATGCGGGCGATGTAGGCGAGCTGGAGGCCCTGGACGGCCGCCTCGTGCTCCAGGTCCGCATTGCGGGCCTCCAGAGCGGCGTTGCGCTGCTGGAGGGCCGAGACGGTCTTCTGCTGGGACGCCATGGCCTGCATGAGCGGGCGGTTTCCTGCCATGAGAAGTACTTCCTCTGGTGTCGGTGCTCACGCGGGCGTGGGCGGTGGTCTTCACCCCTTACGGGGCCTGGGGCGGAATCAGACAGGCATCGGCACGGAAGCCTCACCCTGGACCTCGGCGGGGCTTAGGAGCTGGGCCGACTGGCAGTTCGGGCAGACGTCGCCCGCCTGCACGCCGTCCTCGGCCATTCCTCCCGCGTTCGGCAGGGTCTGAGTGTCCATGTCGACCGAGACCGGCTGGGTGGCGTCGGCCGTGAAACCGCAGGCCGGGCACATCAGGTCCGGCACTCCGTCTTCCGGGGTGCCGGGCGCTCCCTGACCCGCTTCCGGATTCGGGACCTGGCCGTCCTCGGTCAGCTCGTCGACTCCGGCCGGACCCTCGGGACCTTCCGGATCGCCGGGGCCTTGCGGCATGTTCGGCCCCGGGGTGAAGGGCTGGCCCATGTCCGTGGTCGCTCCGGCCGGGAGGGCCTGAGGGCCGATGGGCATCCCGTCCGGCCCGACCATCTGCTGGCCGGGCTGCTGGAGCGGCATGCCGTCGGGTCCGATCATCGACGGGTCGACAGGTGCTCCGGCCTCGTCGGGGATCTGACCCTCCTCGCCCATCTGCGTCGGGTCCATCGGGCTGCCGTCGTCGGGCTGCACCTCGGCCTGTACTTCACCGGGGAGTCCGCCGGGCTGCATCGAGGGGTCTTCGGCAGTCGGGTCCAGGGGCTGTCCGTCGGGTCCGAGTGCTTGCGGATCGACGGGCTGTCCGTCAGGACTCACCTGGTTGGGGTTGGACGGGTCCTGGAAGTCTGCGATGTCCTTCCGCAGATCCATCTGCCGCGCCTTCTCCAGGTCGGGGTCCTGGAACATCTTCGGGGGCGCCACGTAGCCGCACACCTGGCACTGGGCACCGTCGAAGGTGTCCCGGTCGCCGCACACGGGGCAGGCGTCCTCGCGCAGGGTGTCGACGTCCTGGGGCGCCTTCGTCTCGCCGTACGACTGCACCCTCAGGGAAGCGGTGCGTCGCATCGGCTCACCAGCGAAAGGGAGCACCACGCCCTTCGCGGTCTTGGACACGGTGGGCTCCTCCGGCGCGGGGGACACGTGGGAGTTCGCGTCCTCGTGGAGCTGCGGGGTGTGCATGCGGCTCAGCTCGCCCCACTGCTTGCGCTGGTTGTTCTGCATGGTCTGACGGCCCTTGCCGCCCGGGGTCGAGATCTCCTCGTCCTTGTTCTTCCGCTGCCGGGTCAGCCAGGTGACGGCCTGGACCTCGTGCGGAGGAACCTCGCGGCCCTCGCGGTCGGAGATGACGGCCGCCGCTTTGCGGTACTCCCCCGCCACGTGCTCGTAGTGGGGTCGGCTCTGGGACTTGAAGCCCTTGACGTCGTCGGCGTTCAGGCGCCGTCCGGCGGCCACGGAGAGGGCGTGCCGGTCGATGACGACCTTGTCCGAGTGCTCCTTGGGCTTGCCAGCCGCCGCGTCCTCGTCGCTCTGGGGCTTGTAGCCGCCGTGCTCGATCAGGTGGGCGAAGTCGGCCGTCTTGGGGCCCTTGAGGACCTTCTGCGAGTCCTCACCGTCCATGATCCGCTGGGCGGCCTTCTGGTGACTGCCCATGATCATGAGGCCCTCGCCCTTGCCCAGGGCGCGCTGCTCGTGGAAGGACCTCGCGGCGTTGTGCTGGTTGGCCCACCAGTTCTGCTGCGGAGAGTATGCCGAGAGGACACCGGCGCCCTTGTGGGAGGCCTCCTTCTCGTCCGTGACCCGGGGATCGAGCTTGGCGATCTGCTTGGCCACCAGGTGCGCGTCCGGGTACCAGCGCTTGCCCTGCGCCTTCTCCTCGTCGGTCGCGTCGCTCCAGTGGTCCACGATGTTCTTGTGGTGGATGCCCGTCTCGGAGAACCACGGGTGCTCGCCGGGGGCCTGGGCCTCCGCAGCGGTCATGAACAGGTCGGTGAGCACTCGCGCGGTCCTCTTCGTGTCCTCGGTGCGATGCTTGATCTCACCGCAGTAGGCGTCCGGGTCGTCCTTGTCGGCGTTCTCCTCAGTGCAGGCGTCGAAGTCCTCGTAGCCCGCGAAGGGAGCACCCTTCTTCATGGCGGCCTTGTCCAGACCTCGGGTGTCGACACCGAGGAAGTGGGCCGTGGGGTCCGCCGGAGGTTCCACCAGCAGTGAGTTCTCGAAGAACTTCAGGCCGTAGCAGGTCTCGCGGATGATCTCGCCGACCTTGTGCCCGGCGGCCGTGGTCCGGTAGAGCATCATCCCCTTGGAGGCAGGGATGTGCGCGCAGTACTCCGCCGGGGTGGTGGCCCTGTTGTTGCAGGCCGAGCAGACCGAGAAGGCGACGTCGCAGCCCATGGAGGTGCGCGCGATGTTGCCTGCCAGGATCTCCTTCGCGAGCCTCGGGAAGCGGACCGCGTCCACCTCCATGAGGACCTCCACCCACCAGTCGCGCGTACCGTCGCGGTTCGCGTCCTTGTGGAGGGCGGAGTCGATGATGACCCCTCGGGCCCGGCGGTGGTCGTCGTTGACGTGGTTCACGAAGACCGGCTTGCCGTTGAAGGACGCGTACGCCTTCGCCAGTTCGTCGGCGGGGAACTCGTCGAAGTTGTCGTTGCAGCGCGAGGAGATCGCGCGGGAGCGCACGTAGAGGTACCCCGGGCGCACGTCGTACTCGAAGTGATGCCGGTGGGCGAACCTCTTCAGGTCGCGCCCCACCAGACCCTGTGGGACCAGGGTCGCGGTCATGACCTGTGTACTGGCGTATTTGCGCATCGACGCACCTCCACCCCTTCCGGGGAGACGGCCCAGCAGGGACAGCAAGAACCCCCGGCGGTGGCAGCACCGGACCCGGGGGTTCTTGCGGGTGGGACAGCACCCGACCTGTTCCGCGACGACCTTACTGGACTGCCGGGGCCGCGTCGCTGAGATCCGGCCGAGGAGTGTGACGGGCCTTCCAGCCGCTCAGGAAGGTCACGACGGGCGGAACCACCAGGAGGAGGCCCGTCTGCGCCCAGGCGGGCACAGAGCCCATCAGGGAGTCGTCCGCCACAGCCTGGTTGAGCACCGCGACGGCGACAGAGGCAGCGAAGGTCGCGGCCGTGGAAGCCTTCACCTTCGCCTCGATCAGGGTCTTCCCGTGGGCGCCCATCAGACGTTCGGGACCTTCAGCGCGTTCCAGGTCTGCTGACCCGGGATGCCGTCGGCAGCGGTCCCGCTGTAGCCCTCCTTGCGCTGCCAGGCAGCGTAGGAGGCCTTGTCGCCGGAGCCCCAGGTGTCCTTGTGCGAGGACGACTGGTACTTGTCGCAGCCCACGGCCACGAGGCGGTTGTGCATGGCCTCGATGATCGGAGACTTCTTGCCGTCCGAGAAGAACTTCGCGCCCGGGTAGGGCTCGTAGGTCGGCTTGGTGCCCACCGGCGGCGTGGTGGGAGTGGTCGGCTTGGTCGGGTCCTTGGCCAGGAGCGCCTTCACGTCCTTGCGGAACTGGACCATGGAGTAGATCGGGTCCGGCTTCCAGTTCGACCACTCCTTGTGGCCGATCACGGACTTGACGGACCAGCCGTGGAAGCGGCAGATGGCCGCCGCCCACTTGACGATGGCCTGGTACTGCACGGCCGGGTAGTCGTCGGTCTTCGAGCCGGTGTTGGAGACCTCCAGCCCGTAGAAGTACACGTTGCCGTCGGCAGCACCCGACGAGCCCTCGTGGTACTTCGGGGCGCTCGGAGCGTCGCCGTACGACTCGTTCTCGACCTGGGAGAGGACCGCCGGGTCCCCGCCGCCCGCGTGGTTCGCGCGCCCGTTGGCGGTCATGGTGACCACACCGGTCGTGGAGAGGTAAGAGTGGGCACAGGGACCGGGCAGGTCGCTCCGGCCGCTCCAGACGATACTGAGGTCCGAGGGCGCGGTGCCTCCGGTGTGGTGGATCATGACGCCGTGCACGGGGCCCCAGGGGCGGCCGGACGCGGCGCGGTTGTGGCTTTCCCAGCCACTGTGCTCCAGAACGGTCAGACCCTCGTCCTTGAGAGCCTTCACGAACTGGGCGGCTGTCATGGGCGTGGCCATGGACACCTCCTGTGTTCTCACCCCTTCAAAGGGCTCGGCGGGTCTCGAACAGGATTACGGATTCCCGTCGCAGACCTTCTCCACCTTGGCCACGACCGCAGGATCGACCTTCTTCGGATCCCCGATCGAGGTCCACAGAGCACACGTGATCTGGGTCAGGTCGGCCCGGTCCTGCTGGCCAACCTGGGAGTTCTTGGTCTGGTTGCTCTTGATCGTGTCGGAGTTCAGGTACGTCACCGCCAGGAAGGCGATGATCACCATGAAGATGCCGACGATGATGACGACGAGGCCTGTGTTCTGAGACGAGTTGGTGGGCTGCCCGGACATGCTCGCCCCCTCACACGAAGCGCTTCCTATCGGACACGATCGCATACACCTGTGACATCCACAGAGGCCTGCTCGGCCCTTGCGGGGTGTCCCGACGGTAGTCCGAGGACATCGCCTGTGAGCTGTCTGTCGGCGTCGGTGACGCTGCCGTACCCGAACAGTTGTACGTTGAATCACCCTGAAGGGTGCACGTCTCGGTGCTGCCGTCGGCGTGATTGATCGTCATGGTGGAGGGCAGCGTCCCCTGAGGCCCTGGCTCACCCTGTGGACCCTGTGGACCGGTGTCTCCCGTCTCACCCTTCGCTCCGGCCGGTCCAGGCTCTCCCTGGGCCCCCTGAGCCCCGTCCTGGCCGTCCTTGCCATCAGCCCCGGGTGCGCCGGAAGGGCCGGTTTCACCGGCGACACCCGAGGCCCCTGACTGGCCTGTGTCTCCCGTATCGCCCTTCTGGCCACGGGGTCCAGGAGAGCCCGAAGGGCCGGGAGAGCCAGCAGGTCCTTGTGTGCCCGACGCGCCGGTATCCCCCTTGGCGCCGGGCGAGCCCTCGATCTTCTCCACGACGGTCTTGGCCGGAGGAACCGTCGGAGTGATCCCGTTGTCCTGGAGCTGTTTGCGCGAGCTGTCCAGATTCTGGGAGAGGGCGGTGATCGTGTCGCCCTGCTGATTGGTCCGGTCGGAGAGCGTGAAGAGCTGGTAGGAGACGTAGCCCCCGGTCATCAGGACGAGGACGAAGATGGCTCCCACGGCCAGCTTCAGCACCGTGAACTGGTTCCGGTCGAACCATCCGTCGTCCCCGCCTTCCACCGGGACAGGCTTTTTCGCGTGGGCACTCATCCAGACCCCTTGGCGGAGAAGTAGGCGCTCACCACGATGCCCAGGAGGGTCAGCCCCAGTCCAGCCAGTGCGATCAGGTAGTTCCGCACATTCGCCGGACGCTGCTCCACCTTGTCCAGACGGTCCTTGAGCGGCTGGAGGTCGACCCCGTCGGCCTTGCCCCCGAGCGCTGTCTCCAGGTTCGTCAGACGCCGTTCCGTGGCTCGCTGGTCGCTCGTGTAGAGCGGGAGCGGGACCATGTCTCGCGCGATCCTGGCGTCCAGGTCGGCATGGACTCGGTCGTGACGGTCGACGTGGCGGTTGAAGTCGTCCTTGCCCAACGGCTCATTCGCCACGAGGACCTCCCGGGATCGGAAACGACAAAGGGTTACGCCAGGTAACGCTCATGGCTGTCTCCTTCATCGCTCGAAATGGTGGCCCTTCAACCTTTCTCGGCCCTGCCAGCCCTCAGGACAGCAGAACGAAGCCCCTCTGCCCAGAGGGGGCAAAGGGGCTTCGAATGCCAGAGAGCGGCCTTCCGCTCACGATCCATTGAATCGTCTTCTGGCCTTGGTGTCCACATCCTGGCCTTGATCGTGTTCAACCCCACAGCTTCTCGACTACTGACTGTGAGTGACGACCCCGGAGGGTTGAGCGGGGTGGTTTTTAAAAACGAGTGGGCGGCTTAGTCGCGGAATCGTTGGTTGAAGCACGCACCGTCACCGGCGCCAGCGCTTCCGGGTCACGGGACTACGGTAGCCGTCCTCGTCCTCCTTGACGACCCGGTCACCAGGAGCTTTCAAGGTCTTCACATGCTTCAGGGCCGCGTCCTCGTCCTCGAAGTCGTCCAGGATGAAGCTGCGGCCCTTGCGCACCCGGAAGCCTCCTCCGGGCTGCGCTACGAGCGTGTAGGTCTGCATGTCTCCCTCAGGGGCAGGTCGAGCAGTACACCACCCAGCCGCCGTACTTCTGACCCAGGTACCCGGCACCGGCGTTGACCCATCCGCCGCATCCCTCGCACTTCTTGCCGAACTTGTTCGCCCTCCGGCCGCCCGCTTCCTGCACCGCTACTGGGCTCTCCGCCACAGGGCGGCTCCTGCCGGTGGTGAGGGCGTCCAGTTCCGGGTCGATGAAGTAGGCCATGAGTCCTCCTGAGGAGTCGTTGATCAACCCACAGCCTACTACAAGGATTGTTGGGGCGCTATCCCTGAAGCACGCCGCGCAGGAGCTTGTTGAGGTCGGCCACCGGGAGGTCCTCCCCGGCGGTGAGGCGGGCCGCCAGGACCTTCAGCTCCTTCTCCCCCTCGGCGAGGCCGTACTCCGCGTCCTTCACGTGGGTCTCCACGACCGCTTCCACGGCCTTGAGGTCGATGTCCCCGAGGAGGTGGAGGGTGAGCGGGTTGCCCTCGGAGACGGGGGTGTCGTCGTCTTCCAGGTGGGTCACGACCTGGTACTTGTCGCGGCTCCCGAGCCGGTCGTACACCTCGTCGATGAGCTGGAGGGGGTGTACGTCCTTGGTGACCTTGAGGGCCTGTCCCTTCCCCTCGAACAGCTCCTCCCCCGCCTTGGGCGGAGTGAGGAGGACCAGGGGCTCTTCGTCGGTCTTGCTGGTCTTCACCATGAGATCTCGTCCTCGTCGTTCAGCGTGGCGTAGTGGGTGTCACCGATGTCGAGCCGGTCCAGGTTCGCAGCCCTGACGTTGCCACCCTCATTGATGATCGCAGCCTGCTCGGCAGGGCTGTAGTCCTTCACAGCCATCTTCGCCAGGGCGGCCCGTGCGGCTCCTGCGATCTCCGAGGCCGCACCGGTACCCGTCAGAGGCGCCAGAGGGGCCCCTGAGGCCCTCCCGGGGTTCAGGTGGGCCGCCCGCTGCTGGAACTGCTCCACGATGTCCTGGACGGTCAGGGAGGCCGCTCGCGGGGGCGTCAGGGACTCGTCGTCGGTGAGGTCCGGTCCGTCCCCGTCGGTGAACGGCAGGGCGCCCTGGGGCTCCATGTGGAGGGTCGCCTCGGCGCCCTCCTTGTCCTCGTCCTTGTGGTCGGCCAGTTCGGAGATGCCGTTGATGATCGCCGGAGCAGCCCGGAGAACCATCGGCCAGAAGGCCTCCTTCTCCAGATCGTCCCCGAGGTCGTCCTTCAGTTCGTCGTGGTGGGGCATGCCCGCGTGCCCAGGAGGCATCCGGCCGCCGGATCCGCCCTTGGGGCCCGAAGGCCTGTCGGGGCCGTTCTCGGCCGCCACGGACTGCATCTCGCCCGGCATGCCCTCGGAGTTCTCCGTGGAACCCATGGGGTCGTCCGACTCGGCGACCTCCTGGGGAATGGAGCCTTCGAAGAGGAACTCGTCCGCCGACGGGCCGAGGGAGGCCACGCGGTCCCCCAGCTCGTTGGGCATGATCGAGTCCCAGTTGTCCGGATCACCCTGGGAGGCCCAGCCGGTCGAACCGGGGTTCTCCGACTGGTTGCGGGGCTTGGTCGGGCCTTGGGCGTAGTTCGCGGGCTCCGGGGTGGGCTCGCCCCACGGGGAGTTCACGGCCGCCGTGACGTCCAGTCCCAGGGACTGCATGGAGAACTGCATCTCCTCCAGCTCCCCTCGCCCGTGGGCGTAACGAGCCAGAGCCAGGAGCGGAGTGATCTCCAGCGACGACGAGCGGACCAGCTTGTTGCGGCCCTCGTCGATGTCGTACCGGATCACGACCTTCTCCGGCACCCACTCCGGCTTCTGGGCGTCCTCCACGACGTCGCGGCCGAACATGCCCTGGCTCTGGGCCTCGTACTGGAGCGCGAGGGCGTGCGAGCACATACGGCCCGCGAAGCGCGAGAAGTCGTCCTCGGCTCCCCAGTGGTACGCGCCCCACTTGCAGCCGCAGGAGTACGTGGCGATCGAGTTGCGGGCACCTGGGAAGCGCTGGACGCCGGTCTCGTAGACGTCGTGATCGCCCTTGACCTCTCCGAAGACCAGTCCGTCGCTCGCGAGGGTGATGCGCACCCCGCCCTCCGCGCGGATCCGCTTCGCCTTCGCCCGTACGTCGGCCCAGGCAGCCGTGACGTGGAATTTAAATTCCGGGTCGACCGCTGCCGTCGAGAGCATCTCGTACGGGTCGCCGTGCTCCACGATGCCCTCCTCGGGCGAGTAGTCCTCTCCGCCCTGGAATCCGCCGTCCTGCTGGTTGGCCGTCTTCGAGCCGTCCCACTCATGGGGCTCCAGGCGTCGTACGACCCGCAGCGGGTGCTGCGTCTTGTAGTCGTCGGCGTTGTGATCCATCTTGAAGTCGCCGGTGGGCTCGACCTCGTAGACGTGACCACCGGTCCCATGGGCGTACGAGGCCGCCGTGTCCACACGCGGGGTGAAGTACACGTGCTGGGACTTGCCTGGCTCGTCACCCCAGTTCGGGTAGTTCGACTTCCGGCCGGGCCGGATGGTGTCGCCCTCACGGAGCCGCTTGCCGCCGCCGTGGTACAGCGGACCCTGGACCTCGTACTCCTTGTCGCGGTAACCGCCCTCAGGGGCGTACTCCTGGCCCTGCCACTTGTAGGTCTTCGGGCCCTCGGCCGCCGCCGTCTTCAGATGACTGCCGTCGACCAGGTGGTGGTGGGTGTACTCGCTGGGGTAAGTCGGGTCGTAGTCGTCCTCGGTCGGAGCGCCGGGGGCCCACGAGATGCCGTGGTGCTCGCCGCCGTTGCCCTCGTGACCGTGCAGCACGACGTGCGTGGGCGGGTGCGGCTCACGGGGGTGGTCTGCCGCATCCACGTCGGCATCCAGAGAGGCGTCGTCGGGATCCGAGTGCTCGTCGTTAAACAGGTGCGCGTTGCTGTTCCGGACGGCCTGGTACATCCGCTGCGCCCGGTGGGCGATCGGCTTCGAGCTGTCGTGGACGAACGCATGGTCCTCGGGGCTCAGGTGGACCGCAGCGCCGTTGTGGACCTCAGGGGCCTCCGGAGGGCTCAGGAGGTGGATGTCCTGCTCCTTGTGGTCCTCCTCACCGATCCGGGCGTCCTCGTGCGTGAGGTGGCCCAGTTCGGGGTGGTGGAAGCCCGGCTCCTTGAGATCGTGCCCCTGGTAGCCCTGCTCGTTCTCGTCATTGTGATCGGTCCAGACGTGCTCGGCAGGGACCTTGGCGTGCAGGACCGGCCAGTCGCTGTCCCGGGGCCCCGCGCCGTAGCCGTGCTGGTGCGCGTAGTCGGGGTTCGTGGAGACCCAGTCGCCCCTGTTGATCGCGTTCGTACCGTGCGGAGCCGCGCGGTAGACGTCCACCATCTCGCCCTCGTGACCCATCTCCCCGAGATGGTTGTTCCCCTCGCCGGGACCAGGAGCCCCGTGCTGCATGGAGTAGTCCCCGGCGGTCTTCGGCGTACGCCGCTGTACCTGCGCGATCGAGCCGTCCGCAGCGTGACGGACCTCCTGGTTGTAACCGCCCTTGTGGACGATCATGCCCATCCTCGGCTTCTCACCGTTGTAGGCCCACTCGCGCAGGTCGTTCCCCTCCGTGTGGAGGTCTCCCGCGCGCACGCTCGTACGGATGACGGGCCAGTCGTCCTTGGAGTCCGTCTGGCGGCCGTGGTCGCGGGCGTACTCCTTGCTGGTGGACACCCAGTCTCCCGGCT